AGACTACTATCAAATATCTCATCTAAGATTAGAAGATTTGTATTTGCACTGTTCTTCATCTTGGCAATAGTTCTCCATGTAAAAAGAAGTGCTAGGTCTATTCTCATCTTCTCACCTTCAGAAAATGAAGCATAGGTAAACTCATCTCTAAATCTAGACTTGATAGTCTCTTCAAAATTTTCATTAAGATCAAATGACACATAGAAATCTAGTTCTTTAAGATACCTATTAATCAATTGATTCATAACAGGCAAATATTTTTTGATAATACCTGCCTTAATACCAGTGTCTTTGAGCATATTTGTAATGACATCATAATCATTACGCACTTTCTTACTGTCAAGTAGGGATTCCTCTACCTTCAATCCATCGCCTGCTAGATCTTTTAATTTTTTCTTTTCTTCTTTTATATTGAGATTGCCACCTGTAGATATTTTATCTTCTATCTTTTTTATTTCTTTTTTCTTCCATTGTATTTCTTTATTGTATGAACTAATCTTTTGTTGCACCTCTCGAAGATCAGTCATGATGAGTTGTTTGTCTTGCACTCTCTTAAGTACAGTCTCAAGATTAGATTTTAATTTATCTGTAGCAGTCTCTAACTCATTTAAGGACGTAGTAATTTCAGTCTTCTTATTAGTTCTAAGGTTTTCTGTGATCGTTTGTTGGCAAGTCGGACAACTATCATTCTTCTCAAAAAATTTATACTCTTTATTTAGTGCTTTCTTCTTATCTTTAAATCTAGAATCATAAACTTTAAGTTCGTTAAGTTCTGATTCTACATCACCAAAACCATTTAAAGTTTTTTCATATGAAGTAGAAAGATCTAATTTTTCAGATACTTTAATTTCTATGGTAGAAATTTCTCCCTCTATTAAAGAGATTTCTTTCTTACGTCTAGAATTGTTTGCAGAGGATTGTTCCTCCAGACTAGCAATAAATTTTTGTTGCAACTGTACTTTTTCTTTTGCTAGATCATATTGATATTCACACTCTCTAATGTTTTCTTTTACTCCCTTTACTCTATCTTTCAATATAGTATTCATGGTAGAGAAGATACGAATATCTAAAAGATCTTCAATAACTTCTCTACGATTGGGGGGGTTAAGTTGCATGAATGGAACGAAGCAAGATGATCCTAAGACCACCACCTGAGTAAATGATTTATAATTTAATCTCAGTATACTTTGTTCCAGATGTTTTTGCTGCTCTTGGATTGCTGCTTCTTGCGAAAGCATCTCACCATTAAGATAAATTTCAAACAACGTAGGTTTAAATCCACGTCGCACCATATAGTCACGAGAACCAATACTAAATTCAATCTCAACAAGCAGATCCCTTTCGTTAACTGCATTCACAAGTTGTGCTTTAGTTATTTTACGAAAAGGTTTATTGAACAAACCAAAACAGATAGCATCTAAAAATGTAGATTTACCTGCACCGTTTGCACCAACTATCAATGTAGCAGGACTTGCATCTAGTCTTATCTCACTAAAAACATTACCAGTTGAAAGAAAATTCTTCCAACGAACAGACTTAAATAGAATCATTCGACAAAAATTAATCCCTTGGGGGCACGACTATATCGTCAGGAGTGACAACATAATATTCATGACCATGTGTAATACAAGCTTGAATTATCTCTCGATCATTCACCTCTACCACTGACATGTTGGGGAAGTCATCAGCTTCCAATAAGCCAGCATAGCGTAAAGCGTCGTCTTTGTCAAGGAATATGTAAACAACCTTACCATTATTTGCCTGCACAGCATACGCACCTTCTTTTTCTTTACCTTCTAATTGTAGTATGTACATTATGCTAGTTCCAATGCTTCTACGTATAAAGATTTTAAAATAGATTTAAGTGCTGTCTTGTCATTATATTCTATATCATCAACATATTTTTCTAGAATTGTAAGAGTGTCTTCTTTTTCAATATCAATTTCTTCATTGATATCTTGTTCAAAAGATGGATCTTCTATAACTTTGATCTCATGAACTCCTGCAGCATACAGTTGACTAATAAAAAATTCAAACTTATCAGGATCAGTTTTCTTTTCTACAATAATCTTGATAAAATTATTAGCAAAATCAATATACTTAAACTTACTACTATTTAACTTATCTTCGTTGTAGTATATTTTTGCATAGATTTCGTATGGGTTTGGTATAAATTCTAGTTTCTTAGTTTCAGTATCGAAGATATGAAATCCACGTTTTGAATTATAATCATTCCAATAGATTTGATATGGGTTACCTAAGTATGTTATGTTTTCTCTACTACTTTGTTGATGATAGTGACCTGAGAATACTTTTTCAAACTTTCTATATGGTGCTGTACTGTCACCATGATCCATAATGTAACCACGATGTGCTTCAAAACCATTGAGTTCTAGATGACCCATTGCAAAAGGACAATCTGTTTTTTCAATTAAAGCATAAGTCTCATCATGATTCTGTGAGTTTATCCAAGGTATAAACAAAATGGGTAGACCACCTATTGTAACCTCAGTTGCCTTATCGTATATGGTTATGTTTTCATATTGAGAGAGAACACTTTGTAGTGTGTTGACAAGATTAGTATCTTTAAAATATGCAGTGTGATTTCCTACGAGAGCATGAACCTTAACTCCCATATCTTTTAACACATCAAAATAGTTGTGAGTTGCCCATTGTGCTGCCCACAAATCTAAATTTCTACGGTTGTCAAATGTGTCACCTAGATCTAATACTGTGTCGATGCCACGTTTTTTTATGGTAGGAAAGAATACATTCCTATAGAATTTTTTAAAGAAGTCATGGAAGATACGACTAGATTTTCTTGCACCAAAATGTTGATCAGTTATTATTGCTACTTTCATCGTGTACGTAATAAAGGTGGAAGGTGTCCTGTCATTTGCAATCCAAAAAAGTTTAGAGTAAGTCTAGGTTTAGTACCAAAAGTTTTAACTCCATGGTGTGTTTTACCACTAAACAATACAAATCTATTATACACATTTTCAACTGTAACAGTTTCAGTGTATTGTTCTCTCATAGAATCCCATGCATCATTATAATCATTGATATCAAATGCTTCTCCACGATAGAGTTTTTCTTTGTAACTCATCTCAAGAGGAGTTTGTAAAGAATATCCTTTATGTGCAGTGTATATAGATGTTCCTGAGTTAGGGCAAGGGTCTTTTGATAAGTATACTATACCACCAAACCATGTGTCAAGGTCTTGGTGTATCCAACCTTGATTTCTTTTATCCCACTGGTCATCTGAAAAAGGTTTTATTTTTTGAAAATGAGCTTGCAGTTCCCAATAAGAAGGATGTGTGTCATGAAATAAATGATGTATCTTCTGACCAAAATAATTAAAAAATCTTTCGTTTTCTATATGAAGTTGTTTTGTTCTTGTACCAGGCCAGTTTCCTGTATCTGGTTGATACCATTTTAATTCTTCTGCTAACTCAACGATTTTATCAGGATCATCAAAGAAATCATCTACGATGGTTACAGGATATGTCATGCATTATTGATTTTTATTTCTACGTTTTCCTTAATTGTATTATAGTCTGAATGACCTGTTTTGTCATCTGTATGAAATACTTGATCATATCCAGACTTAGTTAGAATCTTATTCTTGATTTCCAACTGACGTTTCTCTTTCTGTATTCTCCTCAAGAATGCATAGTATATAATCTGAGTAAAATAAGCAAAAGGGTTCTTAGATTTTTCTGGATTGAAGTTCTCAATGTATTGTACACAATTTTCTATGCCATCACATATCATGTCCTCTCGGAACATGTAGTTGACAAAGTTTGGTTTATATGATAAGTGTGTAGCAATCTTTAAAAAACATTCACCGATGTAATTACTGATCGGTGGTCGGGGGTTACCCGCTTCTTTCGCTCTAGCACACTGTGCCTTAAAGACAACAAGTGCTTCTAAGAATTCTTTATTGTTTACATAATGCTCACTCTGTACCCTCTTTCTAACTGCCATGTTATTGTTTCTTTGTTTACATTTTATACAATTTTTAGTTAAAAGTCAAGGGGGGCTTGACAAAGGGTTGTAAAGTATGTACAATACGAGTGTACGAGTTCAAGACAACTTATATACCAAATAGCTTATCTAAGTTAACTCTAGCTTCCTCTACGGTACTTAAGCGTCCTTGACCATTCATAAGGTCACCGCCTAATTTCCTTAGAGACATGGCATAGAAGATCTGTACCTCTGTGTCTACCTCTACGATAGTTATAATTTTGTCTTTAGGTATAATAAATTCTTCCTCCTTAGAAAATTTCATCCAAGGTTGTACCTTTGCACCAACTACTTTATTTGGCAGAGTGATCTCTTCTACCTGTATTGGATTTTCTACTATCAGATAATCTCCGTTGACATCCTGTACATGTGTCACCATAGAAAGTATCTCTTCTCCAGAGACTAATTTCAAAGCCGCGAGAAAATCTGGTTTCTGTATATCTTTATCTGATTCTGACATCTATAAACTCATAGTTAAAGTTTTCTTCGTTGTATATTTTTACCCTTTCAATAAGATGATTTAGTGTATAGTTTCTTTTAGACCCTTTGGATATGTCGTCAGCAATATCATACAAGACTGCTTTAGTCTTGTGATCTCCCTTTCTAAGAACTCTACCTATTGATTGCAAATTCCTTATCTTGCTTTTTGAAGGCGATGCAAAGACAACGTTATGTAGATTCCTAATATTAATACCAGTGCTAAAAGTCCCATACGATGCAACTATGATACTGTCATGTGTAGTTTCGGCAATCTGTCTTGCCTTTTCTCTATCCTCGGTATCGACCCCTCCATGGACAAGGAAGACCAAACGATCTTCTCCTACCTTATTATTTATCATCTCAAAAAGGGGCATGCCATGCCGTTCAACGTAGTTGAACAGGACGAGAGTGTTACCAGACAGGTCACATACCAGATTGCGTATGAATTTATTTCTACCTTCATGCTCTACGAGGTAGTCCATCTCATCTTGATAGTTATCAAAGTTATTAGAATCATGTTTTAGTATAAGAACTTTGATTTCAAATTCAGAAAGATGTCCTTCTTTAATAAGGGTTTCTGTCTTAGTGACTTTGTTGACACTTCCAAATACACCTTCAAGAACAAGGCGGTT